CTACAGTAGTTTTCTTTTTGTCTGCGTACCTTCGAAGCGCTGACTCTATTTTAGACTTTGGTTCTTTGTTTAAAGAATCTAAAAGTTTATTGAGGTCTTTTATTTTTCTAGGGAAATAGTTTTCTATCCCTGTAAAAGAATGTCCTGCCTCAAGTAGCTCTTCTTTTGTTTGGTCCATAACATTTTTTACTGCCTGAAACGAAACAAAGAGGTCTTCATCAATGCGCTTCATAAGTCCTTCAGCAGCAGCAAAGTTACCGTTATACAGATGCCTTGTAATATTGTCCTTGATATTAGTCTTAACTTTAGACAGACCCAGCAAAAAGGGATCAACCTTAATAGCCTTGTTTTGTGTATTTAAGTGTGTGTTAAATTCAAATTTTCTAAGTCTGCCGAAGACAGGTTCAGAAATGTTGCGTACTCTAGTAGACAAAAGGCCTAAGTATTTATCAACTCCTTGGCTGTACACCCTAGATGTTGCACTGTCTTTAGTAATAGCAACATTAGCGGCTACTTCTGCTGGATTAGCTCTCGCAGGTATAACAATTTTTTTGTTTAGTTTTACTTGAGCATCTTTCAGCTTAACTAAATCTACACCTTCTTCTTCCAAGAGGCGTGTTAAATCTCTAGGCTCATAGCCTTCATTAATTTTTTTATCAATTACTTTTTGAGCTTGATCTATTTTCTTTTGTGCCCCTTTATTACTAATTCTGTTAGCCGCTGTCCTTACAACAGCAGTTGTAATAGGAGCAAGCACAGCAGACGATCCTCCAATCACCATTGCTTTTTGAGGATCAACATCTTGATTAGTTGCTATATCTTCGAGAACACTAAAGCTAGTGCCTAAAGCACCTGCTCCTAAGGCCATTGCTTTATAAGTAGCACCAGCAGGAAGAATAGACGTAGGGTCTATAATTCCTTTGGCCATTGCACCTAAATCTGCAGCTAAAGAATCAGAGTCTTCTTTAAAATCGCCATATTCAGCTTCAAGAGATTCTATCTTTTGCTGCATTATTAGTTCACGCCTTTGCTCTGGAGTTGCAGACTCGTACTCTTTACCGTACGCCTCATCAGGAGGTATATAGTCAAACCCATCTTTTAAATCAAACGTGATCCTACCAAGAGGAAAATAAGATTCTAGTATATCTGCAGCATACGACGTTATGTTGCCTGCTTTATCGTAAGCATACCGAAACTGCTCCCAAGCAGAAGAGGCTTCTTCTACCATTTCAGGTTGAGCCTCGCTTACAAGCAGCATTTCGTCTAAATTTAATTTATCTTCTGTAGGCCTTTGGTTTTTTACAGGCTCAGGAGAATTTAATAAACTATCTAGAGTAACTCCATCAGATTCTAAAGAAGCTGAAGAAGTTTCTGACTCGTTTAATAATTCATCAAGAGTTGGCATAATGCGCTCACTTATTTAGTTCAACTTGCATAGCTTCTAATATTGCTTGTTCGCTGACACCTCTAGCTCTTAGTTGATTAACTTTATTTTGAGCTTCTTCTGGCAGTCTTTCGTAAATAGCTTCGCTGTTTAACTCTTCAATGGCTTGTTTAAGAGCTTGCTTTTTTGTCATCTCTGGGTTGTTTGTTCTTATTCTTTCGGCATTATCAAAAAGAGTTTTTTTTGCGTCATCAATATCAACTACAGCGTCTTTACCGCCTCCTACTGATACGTCGAGAAATGGAATAGTAAATAATGGTTCTTCTTCTACTGTTTCTATAAGAGATTCAAACTCTTCTTTATTATCCTTAAAGATTTCCATGTAAACTGTTTCTTCACGTTCAGTTAGAGAGTAATCTTTAAGAGTTTCTGTTTTTTCTTTAGTACGCCCTTCGATTTCAGAAGGGTCTATTCCAGCGCTTGCTGCTACGCGAGACATAACCGCTTCAATTTGTTTAGCTCCGTTAATATCTCCTTCCCTAACTTTTTTTTGTCTTTCAGCTTCAAGACTAGCTAAAGACCTTTTAGTTCTTTCTCTAATAACACTTTGAGTTCCCTGTCGAGCCTTTAGTATTTCAGCAGGATCTCCTGTTTTCAAGGCCTGCTGTTCAGCCATACGTGCTAAATCAACAGGACCCATTCCTTGCATACGCTGCAGCTGCTCCTGACGCTGCTTCTCAGCTGCCATAAGACCGGGAGTTTGCCCAAGACCACGAGCAGCCTCAAACAAACCCTGCTGATACGTAGGATTCAACAGCCCTTGAAGTAGTGCTTGTGAAAATTTAGCCATTATTTATTCCTCAAAGACCAAGAAGGGTAGTAAGAACGTTAGTAGCCCCACCTTCCTTTGTTGCAACGGGCGTAAACAATCCACCCAGCAACCCAGAACCAAGACCACCAAGCAAGTTAGCCTGTGCCTGCTCTGCCAACAACTGAGCTTCGATACCAGACATCATAGTCTCACCAAACTGACCAGCACCGAACAACTGTGCTTGCTGCTGAAGCTGCGGATAAAGCTGTGAAGCCTGCTGTACATTAAGCATCTGAGCTTGCGGCACATAAGCACCACCCAAGAACTGTTGACCCAACGCTGCCTGCTGTGCTTGCTCTTGTTGTGCCTGTTGCATAGCCATGAGAGTAGCTTGGTTTCTGGATTGTGCCTGCGCTCGCTCCATTGCCAACTGCTCTGGAGTGCCGCCAAACATACCAGTGCGTACACCCAATCGACCCTGTGCAGCTAAACGCTCTTCAAGAGCCTGTCGCTGCATACCTTCTTCTTGCATCTGAGTAGCTCTGATGCGGTCGTAAATGTCTTGCTCTCGACCAGCAGTGTCCTGCATAGCCTGACCAAAGAACTGACCAGCACCACCAAACAAGTTCTGCTGGAGAGCTTGCTCTTCTGGAGACAAAGTCATAGTGACTGCTGTACCGTCTTCGCCACCTGTTACACCAAACTGACCACCCGTTGCTGATGTAACAGTAAACGGACGGAACTGTGTCATTGGCTGTATTTGTGCAGCTAGGTCAAACGCTTCTTGTTTAGCTTCACCGCCTAGTTCACCAAGCCTGTTTATGGCTTCTTTAGTAAGAAGGCCACCTCCAACAGCAGTACCAACACCAAGGAGAGGCCCAAGAATTTTTTCCCAATCCATTAGTAAGCCCCTCCGTCTATCGTTCCTGTAGACAGGGTTCCAGACATAGTTAGATTACCATTCAGGGTTAGTGGTCCGTTAATAGTAACGCCTGTAGTAAACGTAGGTGAGTCCTTGTCTGCCTTAGTTGCGCTGGCTGCTGCTATAAGAACAAACTCGTCGTGAAACTCTGATCCTTGAATAATCTTTGCTGCCGAACCAGAAGGCAAAGAGTCTTTATCTTCAAAGTTTACGGCACTAGGGTAAGCATAGTTTGTCATAATGTTTTACCTATTAATGCTAGTACGTTTAGTTCTTGTAGCGATAAAGCCACGCCGTTTATTTCTGTTTCTAAACCAATGGTAATAATGGAACCGTTACCCGTTGCGTTAATCGGTGGTCTAGATGTTGTTACTGCACCAGTAAATTCTGCTTCTACAAACGTAGTTCCGAAAGGGTCTGGAGATGTTCCAAATTGTGAACCCGTTGTGTTGTAGTAGTAGGGAGTCTGATTGCCTACAGTAAAAGACGCATTAGAATAATTGTTGTTAAAGTCATAGTCCCAATACAACGTTACTAGGGCAGAGTTAGCACCTACCAGAGTAGGTCTTAGTTTCTTTAGGATCTTAATCCTAGAAGGATCTCCAAAGGTTAAGCCGGGGCTGTAGTATCTAAATCTGTAAGTATTATTTGAAATAACACCGCCGTTTAATACTTGATCGACGTAACCCGTGTAAGAACCAATACCATCCGCAGTCCCTACTAGCAGCGTACCGTCCGTCTTTCTTTCAAAAGATTTAAAAGGTGCTGAAGTCCACCTAGTAACCCTAAAGCCTCCGTTTTCCAAGCGTCCCTTAAGATCAAAACAATATGTTGTGCTTGTTGCAGGAAACGTAAGCAAGTAAAAAGAGTTCTCAGGGCTGTACGTTGTAGCAACTGGAGTGGTTTTATTTTCAATTTCTGCAATCAGTTCTGTTTTTACGTTTATACTTAAGTCTGATATAGGCATGGACTTTTCAGTAATAGTTCTACCCAAACTTCTCAAGCCTGACTGAGAAACAAACAGAATATCTGTACCAATTGATTGCACAGAGTTTCTGTCAACACAACCAACTCCAGATATAGTGTCAACCAGAGCCATTGTAGCTGGGCTAAACGCACCGCCATAAATCAAGATGCTGTGGTTTCCAAAAATGATTAGAGAATTATTATGAGCAGCTATTGCTACAACTTCGTCGTATCCGTCAGGCCATGCTTTTGATACATTAATAGAACCGCTAGACCCGCCTGTAAAATCTGTACCGATTAACAAGTCAGACCAGTAGATTGTTTGCGTGTCTGTACCTGAGTCTACAACCCAAAGTCTACCGTAAGCTGCTACAGCTTCGTTGCAGTAAAAGGCTGTGTTAGCCGTAAACGTAGCCAAGCCTGAAACGTTATCATACACAAGAGGACGGTGACCGCGCTGGAAAAAATACGCCTTGTCGTTAAAGTTAACAATTTTCCAATCATTCCCTGTAATACTCGTACCAACAGCAGTGCTAATATCTGTAAGTGTGGTAGTACCACTAAAAATTTTATTATTACCTGTGCTGAAAACTTCTGTGTTTCCTGCATCATCGTAAAAATAATGGATACGATGAATGTAGTCAGCGCCTAAAGCCGTGTTAGTGGTTGTCTCTAACGCAACACCTTTACGTGACGCAATACGACCACGCTTATCAATGACAGCATTATCCGCAACATCAGCGTAAGACTGATCTTGTGCGATAGGAGAGTCTTCTGTGTTTACTCCCTTGAACGCAGGAGCAACTAGATTAATACTTTGTAGTGGTTGTGCCATGCACTAGTCTCCTTAAGGAGTGTACCAAATAGTTTCTTCTGGGTGCTTCTGTGCATCCATAGCGATAGCGTCAGACAAATATTTGTCAGCAATCCCAAAGTATTCTGGCGCAGAAGTGCCGCCCGTTTCTCCTCGCTCCCTTGCCAGTAGAGCAACTGCAAGATGGATTACCGGAAGGCTGGGAATAATCAATTCGTCTGTGTCATTACTTAAAAGTTTTGGTCTAATAACAGCGCCAACAGAGTCTGTAATTTGACCTCTATTAACTACGTTAAACCGCAAGTACACACCGCTAGTGCTAGGCTTGGGATAAACCTCAACCTGCGTATCTCCGCTTGAGTTTACACCGTTAAACGTATAGTACTGAGGAGAACCAGACTGAGGCTCTTCTTTCATATACTTCTGGTCAAACCACAAAGGAGTCTGATACTGTAAATCCCAGTTGTCCGTGTCGTTGTAGGCGTTTAAAACTTTAAACTCGTTACCTGCCCCTGTCATTGCATAGTTAAAAATGCCAGCGGCAGTCTCGACAGTTAAGGTTGTGCGCAATGCAGACCAATCCCAAGACTGTTCAACCAAGGTTTTAGCGTCATTAACAAAATCACCAACCATCTTGCTGTAAGTGTTGTTCTGAACACTAGAAACTTCGTCCTCTCGCATACGCCTAAGAACATTGTTTACAAGATTTAAATATGTCATATCATGTCCTTAAACAAACTGTTTATCATCATTTGATTGAGCATCTGAACGTAATCAGCATTAGAGGGCTGTCGTTGTTGTATTAACGCTGGAGCAGCGGCACTAGAAATATTTAAGCCTTGCAAAGGTGACGCAGTAAAAGCACTTGAAGGCATACCACTAACAGAACTTCGTTGGGCGCTTGCTGTTGATGTTAAATCTTTTGGGTCTGTAGGTTCTTGAGCAGGAGGTTGTTGGCTTTGCTGTTGTTGAACTTGTTTGGCAGCTTCAGTCTGACTAAACTGACTAGGAATACCTTGTGCCTTTTGATACCACATTTCTCCTGTTTGAGGGTTAATACCCAGATGGTGTTCGCCTGCGGTAAAGTTGTTAAGTGTAGGACTAACACCACGCAAAGCGCCTTCCATAGGCTCTAAAGCAAAACCATCAGCAGTCTCAACTACTTTATATTTTCCTGCTGGCGTATCTACAACTTGCCCTACAGTAGTGTCAGACCGATCAGGCGTACCCCAGTTAATGTCTTCACCCATAGCCGCAGTGTTACCAATGCCGCCTACAGTATCTCCAGATGCGCCAGCGTTCCAATCAGGGTTTCTAGCTTGAGGAAACGAACCACCTCCATAAATTTTAGAAACAGTATCGCTTATAGGGTTCTGCACTGCTCCTCCATACAGTCGAGCTATAATGTCATTCATGTAAACATTCCTCTTTGCTTTAACTGCCTAGCAATTAGCTGTTCTAAATCTGATGACCAATCTTTTTGTGGCGTAGAAATAAACTCTGGAACAGGAGTTGTTGTATAGCTAAGGGCTCTAGGGGCTGTTTTCTCAAACATTCCTTTTGAGGGGGTGGCTGATGGTAAAGAAATACTAGGCAAATCTACATCAGGTACATCTATGTCTACGTCTGGACCTTCAATCTTTACACACTCTCCGTCTTCATTACGGAACCCTTCTGGGCAAGTCGTTTCGGGTACTTTAATATCTACACACTCACCAAGCTCAGTGTTGTACTCTTGACCGTCAGGACAGCTTATCTCAGGAACCTTACAGTACTTATCCCAATTTATTTGGGCAATGCCGTACTGTTCTGGTCTAGGCTCAGAGCAAAGATCAGGCAAACCGCCAGAAACTTTTACACACTCTTGTCCAACCAGATCAAAGCCTTCAATACATTCAATAACATCAGGAACACACTCGCCTATGCTGTTCTTTTTGTAGAGTTGCTTTCCGTTTGGTACAGGTGTTGAATCACATCCCACATCAACTTTAGGTACTTTACAATACCAAGAATCAGGAGTACCTATTCTAACTGTATGTCCACCTTGTTCTAATTCTTCGTCTGAGCAAAGTTCAACATTAATACCAGCAGTTTCGGGTGTTTTACAATACCAAGAATCAGGAGTACCTATCCTTATCGTCTCGCCACCTTGTTCTAATTCTTCGTCTGAGCAAAGTTCAACGTCAAAATTAGGCTCAAGACACTCACCGTCCTCATTCTTTAACCACTCAGGACAGTCAATATCAAGACAGTTTCCTTCGTCATCTTTCATCCATTCAGGACACTTTATGTCTGGTAGGTCTACCCCGTCCCCACACAACGGAAAACCGGGAAACTCTTTACAAAAGTCTACGTCAAAATCAAGACCAAGATCAGGAAGCTGCGGAAGAATAAAATCTAAGTCACCGCCTGCTTGGAAGTATCCTCCTAGCATCTTTAGCAAATCTGTTTCGCTTATGCCACCATCAATAGCGGCTTGTATTCCTGATTCAACAAATGGGAACAGAGCTTCTGTTGGTATAAATGAGTCACCTTCACGGAACCAGTTGTCTACGTCAACACCCTCACCAAATGTGTTAGTAAGAAAGCCTTTTATCTTAGCTTCACTCCACCCGCCAACAGCGTTAATAGCAATTCCTTCTAAATCTTCTCCTGATACTGTTCCTTGTAAAACACCTTGCACAATACCTGCTGCTTCGTTATACGGAAGCCCTAACACGTTAGCAACTTTTGTAATATAAGTATCAGCTAGGTTTTGAGCGGTTGACATAACTTCGCCGTTTATTGTGTAAACAGCGTTACCAGCGGCGTCTTGAGTAATGCCTAGTTCACCTGTTGTAAGCTCATTAAAGAACCCGTTTATACCGCCAAGAACACCTGCCGTAACTACGGATGTAGGATCAATTTTGCCGTTGATAACGCCTTGAGCAATAGTAGAACCAATAGCTCCTGATGCGGCTCCACCAGCAGCACCACCTCCGAATAAACCTGAAGAGCCAAACGCTCCACCGGGGCCAAGAATACCTGCTGTCATGTAACCAATGGCGACAGACATAATAATGTCACCAATAGGGAAAGAATCGTCTACCTTATAAGTTTTAGTAAACGACGAACCATTCCACTCAAATATGTCGCCATCAGGGTTTTGGAAGGAAGTAGCAATACCGTACTGGTTTACTAGGGCGTCAAACTCTTCGGGATTATCGTTTCTATTTAAACCAGACGCGCTTAAAGCAGAGGCGTCTTTAACAAAGGAAAACCAAGTGTCATAGTCTAGGTTAGGGTTGGCCTCTTTAAAGTAACCCATGCCTTGATCGGCGTCCCAATAGCCTTTTATTTCTTCTTCAGTACGCCACGTACCAAACTGAGACTCTAAACTTCCCTCTTCACTTAAAGTGTAATAAATCTCTCTAGGGTCACCTAACTCAAGAGGCTGGTGGAAAAAGTATACGGGCGTACTGTAGTCAGGCTCTTCTACCCAGCCACTTGCAGTTAAGTAAGTGTTGTTACGGTACATTTCTCCGTCTTCTCCTTGAACTACAGGATCAGGACGGTTTTCAAATAGCGGTCTTAAATCTATACCAAAGGGCGTCTGATTATTGCCTAAATCAAGTTTAAAGTCATCAGCTACACACGCACCTAGCTCTTCGTTATACGAAAAACCTTCAGGACACTCAGAAGCACTTTGCTCTGCTTGCATAGTAGAGTCTGCAAACAAAGCACCTTCTTGAGTAGTGTCTTGAAGTATGTCTAACTCTTCGTCCATTACTTCTTACCTTTCAACGCAAGCAGCTTGTCAGCGCCACGAATCCCAAACGATGCGGATACTGCCATAAATAACAAGTACTGATACCAATCAGGGAGCCTGTTAAGCTCGCTAAAGGCCAGACCAATGCGGTCTATAATCTCTACGTCATTCATCCCAATACCCCACATAAGCGCAACCACGGGCGCTGAGAGCAACAAAGTAAACCACTCGTCCTTCCACGATGTTGCGCTGGCAGACGCCATAAGCTGTTCCCAAGACGCAGTGTTTTGTATTACCTGCATCTTAGCTGTGTGTACAGCAGCCTTTTCTTCAGCCTTGTTCTTAAGGACCTGCCCAAGAAGGCTCGTAATTGGCGATATAAGCGCCTGCCACATATTACGCGCTCTCCAGTGCCGCTACTTTAGCCTTAAGCTCGTCAATCTCTGTCAGAGCTTCCTTGAGTGCTGCAACGACTGTCGGAAGCAACTCAGCGGCAGCTACCTCTAGCTTTTCAGGATTGTTTTCGTGAACAAGTCCGGGAATATGGTGCCCAGTGCTTTCTTGTGCCGCTTTCAACTGTTGAGCAATAAAACCATGACTGCTCATTCCTTGCATACTTCCGTCACGCCTGTTCCAATCAAACGACACTGGCTCTATCTCTTTAACAAAAGCAGAGCATCCAGTCAGATCAGCAATATTGGTTTTGTCTCTAATGTCTGATAAACCCGACAGTGAGGCATTACAGCGCAAAAAAAGAACGCTAGAGTTTCCTAAAGTAATTTCGTTGCTAACAGTCGCTGAAGATGGCGTAGCTTCAAAACCTAAAAACGAGTTGTTGCCCCCAGTAGTTAAGCCAATACCGCAATTAAAGCCAAATCCAGTATTTCCAACACCAGTAGTTAAATCATCCAAAGCAGACCAGCCCATAGCTGTATTGCCTTGACCGGCTGTGCAAGAGTACAAAGACTTGTAACCAACGCAGGTATTTTCGCCGTATGCGTTAATAGAAGTGTTTAGAGCTTGTGTTCCAATAGCAACATTTTGAACGCTGGTTGTTAGATTTTGACCAGCAAAGTATCCAATTAAAACATTGTCATTAGCTGTCGTAAGGTCATTACCAGCGTTAGAACCTACAGCAACATTGTAACTACCAGTTGTTAGTTTAGGTAACGCTTCTGTACCAAATGCGCCATTACCCACTCCAGAAGAAATATCATTTAGAGTGTTATATCCACATCCAGTATTACCGTTTCCAGTAACACTTCCAGACATAGAGTTGTAGCCAATTGCAGTGTTATAACTAGCAGTTCCAGAGCCGTATGAATTGCCGCCAACAGAAACGTTAAAGCTGCCGCCAATGATTGACAAACCTGAGTACGTGCCAATTGCTGTATTACCTAGTCCCGTTGTAACATTTGTTAAAGCATATTCGCCTATAGCAGTGTTATTGCCTCCTGTAGTGGTTGACGCTAATGCGTTATCTCCAAAAGCAACACTAGCTGAGTCATTGTTTAAACCTCTTCCTAGAGTTAAACCATTAACCCGTAGGTCTGTGTTAAAAGTTGAAACCGAATCGGTTAATATAAATTTTTCTGAAGTTGCCGTAGAAGTAATTCCATCAATGCTTACAGAAATACCAGCTATTTCAGTATCTACATAAGCCTTAATAGATTCTGACGTAGCTATTGTCGTTGCCGATGCTGTAGCAAAAGTATCGTCATCTAAAACAGCTGTTCCAGCGATGCCTGTATTAATAGTAGGAGATGTAAGCGTTTTATTGGTCAGTGTCTGAGAACCATCAAGGGTAACTTCTCCGACTTTTACTACATCAGTGCCGTCAGTCGATATGTATACAACACCAGCACTGGTATCAAGTCCCATTTCTGCTGTGTCAAGATCGCCGCTAGTTGGTGCGCCTGTTCCTCTTTTAATCTTGATAGTAGTCATATTTATTTACCTTATTAAATATCCTAGTACTGATGCTACAGTTGCAATACCAATCCAAAACACTCTTTCGCCTGCTCTGACAGAGTGAGAGTTAGTTAGGACTTCTTCTGTCAACTTCTGAATGTCATCCTCTTGGTCATCTAGACGCTTCTCGTGCCTATCCATACGCTTGAACACAGACAACATCTGCTCTTCGACACGAGCAATCTGTGATACCGCTTCAGTCAGCTTGTCTAGCTTCTGCTCAATTCGATCTAATCTGTGTTCTTCCATCATTTGCTTATTCTTTAGCTAAATAATCGTGAGCAAGATAAGCGAGTACAGCACTCATTAAAGCCGTGCTAAACGCCTCTGCACCAATAAACCCAAAGCTGCTTGGGCAAACTACGGAGTCACTAATGAATACACCACCACCAAAGGACGCAGCAGAACCACCTCTGCTTGAGGCAAACGCTGCCGTCTTTGGGGCGTACAACATAGATATAAAGATAATAGAAGCCACGGTAGCTGTACTACCAGCGACTAACCAGTGACCAAGGGTTGCTGCTGTTACATCACCCTGTACCATCATTAACATACAGCTAATAAAAGCAGCAAACCACTTAGTCTCAATCCCTTTAAATCTAGATAGATCCATTAATTTTTACCAAGGTGTGCCTGTGCCGTGCGTGGGATTAGCCTTCTCTGCAATCTGTGCATCGACAGAGGCTTGTATACGATCAACCTCGCTTTGTTCGCCTTCCTCAACCTGAGCGATCATGCTGTCTGTCATCCACGACAGGACAGTAAACTCGTCTAGGTCATCCCATGCGGTGAAGTTGTCGGGATCAGGCGCAGACAAGCCGTGAGTGCCGTATGAGTAACCAGAGTTACCGTTCTCGTCCTCTTTGGAGCAAGTCCAGTGAACAGTTGTCACCACGTTAGCTAGACCGTCTTGTGATACTGCGTAGTCCAGTGCCGCTACTTTCCATGTGTATGACATTAGCTTGCTCCCTGTAATTCAGCGACTTGCGCCTGTAGTGTTTCAATCGTTGCTTGCTGTTCTTGAATGGCTTTGGTCAGCAAAGACACCATGTTTCCATAACCAATAGCATCAGGCTCGTCGTCATCGTTGTACTCAACAAAGTCAACTAGCCCTGCTTCATGGACTTCTTCCGCGATGAAGCCGCCAAACTTCCTGCCTGTGTTTTCATTTTTTTGCTCAAACGTAACAGGTCGCAACGCCAGCACATCGGACAAACCAAAAGTCATGTCTTCAATGTTTTCTTTGTAGCGAGCAGATGATGTTGTCCTGTATAAGACGCCGCTACTGTTGATCCATAAATTTGCGCCGAAGGATACTGTTTGATTATACGGGGATGCAGAGGCGGTTCCGGTCATAATTCTACCGTCACATCGAACCTCGAAAAGATCAGTAAGCGCGGAATTTTCTAGCAACATCACGCTATTAGATGACGTTGAAGAAGCGCCCACAAATTGTGTTCTTATACTTGAAGCGCCAGATGTTTTACCAACCAGCAAGTTGCCGCTGGAGTCGATGCGCATACGCTCTGTGCCAGCCGTGTAGAATATAGCGGATTGACTAATCTGATTAAGAGTTATCGCCTCGTCAGCAGTATCTGCACTTGCATTGTTGGAAATTGTTACGCCATTATTGCCAGAAC